TTTAGCGTGGCTAACGATTCCCGCGCTACCGCCTCGTTGCGCTCGAAGATACCGTACGACCTCCTGCTCAATCGCCTCAAGCCGACTGAACGATGACCTTCAAGGGCAGCCTCTACCCCTTCCAGGAGGAAGCGGTGGAGAAAATGATTGCCAGCGAGCATTTACTGGTGGCCTACGAGATGGGCCTGGGCAAGACCGTCATCACCATCGCCGCCACCGAGCGGTTGATCGAGGAGGGGCTGATCGGCGGAGTGTTGATCTTGGCCCCTGCCTCGATCAAGCTGCAATGGAAGCACATGCTGGAGGACTTCGCCCCCGACGCCAGGGTCACCGTGGTGACCGGAGACCTGCGCCAACGGGACCACCAGTACCAGGCGTACAAGGCGGGCGAGGTTGAGTACCTGATCCTCAACCCGGAGCAGATGGTCAACGACTGGGCCATCGTCAGCAAGCTGCCCAGGGACGCCATCGTGTGCGACGAGATCACCTGGGCCAAGAACTTCAAACCGGCCCGTTCAAAGAAGCTGAAGCGGTTAAACGCCACCTATAAATGGGGCCTCACCGGCCAGCCCATCGAGAACCGAGCGGAGGAATTATTCAGCATCATGCAGTGGGTGGACCCCAGCGTCCTGGGTGACTTCCGCAACTTCGACGCCGCCTTCATCAAGCGGGACCACTGGGGCCGGGTCAAGCTCTACCGCAACCTGCCCACCCTGCACCGGCTGGTCAGTGACCACATGGTCCGGCGCACCAGGGCCGAGGTGGCTGACCAGCTACCGGCTGTGACCGAGGAGATCCTCCTGGTGGACATGGACGAGGAGGGGGCCAAGCTGTACCACCGCATGGTGCATGACCTGGAGGCCGAACTGGCCGAGGCCATCCAGACCTGGGGCAACTTCTCCTTGAGCGGCCTCTACCACGGGGATGACCAGGGTGAGGTCCGGGGCCGGATCATGTCCAAGCTGGTGTGTATGCGGATGCTCTGCGACCACCCCCAGCTACTGAGGAACTCAGCCGCCCACTTCCGGGGCGTCCTTCCCGGCAGCCGCTCAGGCTCCGAGTACGCCGACGAGCTACAGCAGAAGGGTCGCCTGGAGAAGCTGACCAAGACCCCCAAGCTGGATGCCACCGTCGAGTTGATCACCGACATCCTGGAGGCCGACGAGCGCAACAAGATCGTGCTGTTCTCCTTCTTCCGGGACATGCTCGACCTCGTTCAGGAGGCCACCACCGACCTGACCCAGTCGGTGTTGTTCACCGGGGCCGTCAGCCAGAAGCGCCGGGACGAGGTGAAGAGGCAGTTCGCTACCGATCCCAACACCCGTCTGTTCCTCTCCAGCGACGCTGGTGGTATCGGCCTTGACCTGCCGGTGGCGAACTACCTGATCTCCATGGATCTACCCTGGTCAGCGGGGGCCTACGCACAACGCCAGGCCAGAATCATCCGCCTGTCCTCCGAGTTCCCCCAGGTCACATTGCTCTCGACACAGATGGCCGGGAGCATCGAGGAGTACCAGTACCGGCTCCTGAGCCAGAAGAAGAAGGTGGCCGACGCTGTCATCGACGGCAAGGGCATCAGCCCCAAGGGACGGCTGAACCTGGACCTCCAGTCCCTCTCCGAGTTCCTCCAGACCCATGTCGTTTAGAGGCCCTCAGTACCTCTTCTGTGGCTCCCGGCTGACCGATGACACCTTCGTCCTCCGCATCCTGCTGGAGGGCCTCAACACCCAGGCTCGCCACTGGCAGGAGGTCATCACCATCCAGGACGACGGCTCTCTGGCGGGCCTGAAGTTTGAGGTGGAGCAGTTCAAGTACCTCCACTACGAGATAGTGGAGGGCTGGGAGGATCCCAACATCGTCATCGCCTTCATGGACCGGCTGAGCCACAACCGGGGCACCGAGCAGACCCTGAGGGAGGCAGCCGAGGCGGGCCGTCCCGCCTTCGTAATTTCTTCTGTTGATCTTGCCCCGGTGGAGGGTTAGCGGTCACACCCCCTCTGTACTGTTGCCTGTATGCCACGCCGTGCAACTGTGCAAGCTCCATTCGACATCGACACCCTGCGAGAAGAGGTGTCCGCCTGGTACGCCCTCAAGCAGCAGGCCAATCTCCTGAATGAGGAGATGGAGTCCCGGAAGAACCGGATCAAGGCCGTCGTCCAAAAATACGGTGAGACCGATCCAGAGACCGGGTCACTTTTTCTCAAGCTGGGTGATCCTCTCCACAACGGCATCGCTGAACTGAAGAACCAGTGTCAGACCAGTCATCGCATGAACGAAGAGGTGACCGAGGAGATCCTGGAGGCCAAGGGCCTGTGGGATGAGATGGTCGAATGGGTGGCCGTCCCGGATGAGGGTCGGATCCGGGCTGCCTTCTACGACAACAAGATCAGCCAGGACGAACTGGACCGCATGTTCCCCACCAGGGTGCAGTACGCCTTCTACGTGCTGGACGAGGATGGAAAGCCGCTCCGGTGAGTGCGTTGTGCCGCCCGGACTATGAGCATGGACTCATGGCGGCGTTCGCCCCCCTCCAGGACGAGTTCTATCCCGGCTCCAAGCAGAGGCGGCGGGAGTCCCAGGAGATGCGGCACGAACGCCAGGTGGAGGAGCGCCGCCAGGCCAAGGAGGACGAGGACTGGGACGCCCACCCCATTAAGGGCAAGATCCACCCGGTCACCAAGCAGCCCCTGGAGTTGTTCACCGTGGGGGCGCTCGCCAAGGCTCTCCAGCGGGATGCCGTGACCATACGAGCCTGGATCCGCAAGGGCTGGATGCCCAGGGCTGTCTATCAGACCAAACCGGTGTACGGGTCCAGGGGCAATGCAGGACGGCGTCTTTGGACCCGTACACAAATCGAGGGGATCGTCGCCATCGCCAGGGACGAACGCCTGCTGGAGGAGCATCCCCCCCGCATACAACAGACCAACTTCACTGCCCGTGTCATCGCTGCCTGGAAAAACTGGCTATGAAACTCACAAAGCACATTCGCTATTTAGTGCGAGTCCGGGACTACGAGACCGTGCAGGTTGAGGTGGGAGCCGAGGCTGACCACCATGACCTGGGCCTGTCCGATGAGGACTGGACCGCACTGGATGCCGCACACCGACGCACCTACACCGACCACCTGGAACTCCTCATCATCGAGGAGGTCGAACGCCTTGCCACCGAAGAACTGCAACAAGTCAACCAGTGGAGCGACATCTCTCCCAACCTTGCCGAAGACTTCCTACTAGCGCAGAAGAAAAGGAGCCAAAATGGCCGAGCAAACACGAAGGCTGATACGCCCTCGTCCAGCCGAAGAGTACGACCAGGAGGAAGAAGCCCAACCTCGCCGCCTGCGGCGTAACGAGAAGCCCGAACAAGAGGAGGCCGACGACGACGCCGGTCTGGCCGTAGCCAAGGGCTGGGCCGGGTGGCGGCGCACCAAGGCCAATGCCCCCTCCCAGTTCACCAAGCTCTTCAAGGTCACTGACGACGAGCAGTTGATCATGTTCCTTGAGGATGGCCCCTACGCCAGCTTCCTCCAGCACTGGTGCGACTGGATGCCCAGGGGCAGCCGTCTGAGCTACGTGTGCCTCCAGGAGGATTGCCCCCTGGATGATGTCGACCCCAAGCCCCAGGCCCGTGTGCGCTTCAACGTCCTGGACTGTGGCGGCGACACCCCGATCCTGCTCACCTTTGAGACCGGTCAACAGGTCACCGACTCCCTGGACAAGTATTGTAGGGATGAGCCGTTGGCTGGCCGGTACTTCGCCGTGCAGATGACGGGTCAGAAAAACAACCGCCGCACTCAGATTCGCCCCATCAAAGTCAGGGACTTGAAAGAGGACTGGAACTTTGAGCCTCTCTCAGAGCGTGACATCGAGAAGTTCGATGACAAGCTGTGGGACACCGACGCATTGGAAGTCAACACCAGGGCAGAGCTACGCAAGGTGGCCGAAGCCTTCAACGAGTAGGGGTCCGTACGGTGGTGCAGGGAACACCCGCTGCCGTGTCGGAAAGGGAGGGAGGCTGGCCCGACCAGCCTCCTTCCTCCAAGCAGTGCCCGTCTGTCCTCAGGAAGCCCAGGAAGGGGGGAGGAACTGATAGCTGGTACTGCGGGCTAGAGGAGGGCCACGCAGGCGTCCATCAGGCTCTGAGGGCAGACGGCACTCCCCATCGTCGCTGGACCGACGCCGACGTGGAGGAGCAACGCACCGGGGGCCTCCCCGTCCCGACTTGTCGGTCTGAAGAAAACCTCCACCAGATCGTCAACGACTACATGGAGTTCTCAGAGTTCGCCTTCGACGTGGAGAGCCACGCCGGTCGCCACGTTAGGATGCTCAACTCCACGGGCGTCAGATCACTCTCTCGCTACGCTGACCACACTGCACTCTGCCCCGCCTGCCGGGGGCCGATACCGCCCCGGCGTCGCCTCTACTGCTCTGACGTTTGTCGCCAAGCTGCTGCCAAGGACAAGCCTGCTCTGGACGCCCGGACCAACGAGGTGTGGTGTATCTCCCTCGCTGGTCCGGGCCCCAGCGATGTCATACCCATAGGACACCCTGACCGCAGCACTCAACTGCACCGTGCCGATGTCTTCGCTGCCCTGAAGCCCCTGTTCTTCTCGGACAGGAGGAAGATCGGCCACAATGTGGGCTTCGACCTCCTGTCCATCTCAAAATATTACGGAGAGATCCCACCCCCGCCTTACGGCGACACTCAGACCCTGGCATTCCTCCTCAACGAGAACCGGGGCGTCTACAAGCTGGGTGCGCTCTCCCAGGTGTACTGGGACTACTCCTACGCCGAGAAGCTGGGCGAGGAGGCGTACAAGGTGGAGTGGAAGCGGGCCATGCGCTACTCCATGCTCGACGCCCGCAACGCTTGGCTCCTGTGGTGGAAGCTGTCCCCTCGCATCAACAGCCCCATGCGTAAAAAGCTCCAGGATCTCTACGAACTGGAGATGGATGTTTTGCGGGTACTACTCGACATGCGGAGCATCGGGGCCTACGTCGACCTGGAAGGTTTCCGCAAGCTGAGGCCCATCCTGGAGGAGCAACTCGCCGTCCTTGACCAGGAAATACGGAACATGGTAGGTCATCCGATCAACCTCAACAGCACGCAGCAACTCGGTAAGTTCCTGTACGACGAACTGAAGCTGCCATGCCTGCTCCTCACTGAGACCGGCCAGCGCAGCACCAGTGCCGAGGCCCTCCAGAAGCTGGCGAAGCGCCACAAAGCTCCTCGCCAGATTCTGGCGCACAAGGATGTCGCCAAGCTCCTCTCCACCTACGTCGCTGGGTTCCTCCCACATGTAGACGACGATAACCGCATCCGGGCCAGCTTCAACCAGACCGTCGCCAAGACCGGCAGGCTGTCCTGCTCCCAGCCCAACCTCCAGAACATCCCGGCCCGCTACCGGGAGAACACTGAGGGCACCATGGTGCGACGGCTGTTCGTGGCCCCACCCGGCTACAAGCTGATCGTGGCCGACTACAGCCAGATCGAGTTGCGGATCCTGGCCCATCAGACCAAGGACCGGCGACTGCTCTACGCCTACCGGGAGGGCCTGGACCTGCACCTCCAGACCGCCACCCTGATCTGGAAGATCCCACCCGACAAGGTCGACGCAGAGAAAAGATCCATCGCCAAGAACAGCAATTTCAACTTCGCTTTTGAAGGAGGGCCTGGGCGGGTGGTCGCCATGTCGGGGATCCCCATCCGGGAGGCTGAGCATGTCTACGACGCTTGGCATCAGGCGTACCCTGGCGTCAAGAAGTGGGGCACCTACATCAAGCGGTACTGCTGGGACCACGGCTACGTGGAGACCCTCTATGGGCGAAAAAGACGTTTGAAAGACATCTCTTCGGGTGACAGCAAGATGCGGTCCTATGCGGAGCGCCAGGCCGTCAACCATCCCATCCAGGGCACTGCTGCCGACATCGCCAAGATCGGCATCGTCCGGGTCCACAAGGCCCTCCAGGGCTACGACGCCCGCCTGGTCCTCCAGGTCCACGATGAGTTCGTGATCGAGTGCGTCGAGGGTCAGGTGGACGAGGTCATACCGTTGGTGAGACAAGCCATGGTCGATATCAAGCGGGGGGACAGGCCCGTATTGGATATCCCCCTGGAGGTCAACATCGGAGTCGGTATGAACTGGAGCGAGGCGAAGTAGATGTCAGGATCTGATTGGTGGGCCAGGCAGCTTGGGGGGTTGGTACCTACCCATGCGCCTCCACAGGCCCCTACACAACCTACTACAGCCCTCGTGTACCCGCAGAAGGCAGTACGGTGGCAACCCCAGTACCCCCCGACTGGCCCTCGCCAGGAGGTGACGGAGATGGGTCAGCCGGGGAGCGATTCTGACGATAGCTGGCACCGGGTGCGCCGCCAGGGATTCGTGGAGAAGGCCCCCACCCACATCGGGAAGGACAGTCGGTGCCCACAGTGCCACGGGAGCAACTACTTCCGGCGCAAGATGGGCAACGTCGAAGCTGCACCCCTCTGCACCGAGTGTGGCTACAACGGTGACCTGTGGGAGCAGTCCGGGACCGCTCTGATGGGTGCAGGCGTCAAGTCCACCGGCCCGGTTCAGTTCGCCCGTACCGACAATCCCCAGGCCGAGCCACACTTCGGCGTAGACCCCAGTCTTAACGGTACGGACTTCAGTTGGTCGACAGTGAGATAGGAGGCACCATGCCGGGAGGTAAAGATCCTGGTCCCTCAATCAAGAAAAAAGATTCTTACGAGTCCCTGAAGGAGAAGGGTTTTAGCAAATCCAAGGCGGCTGCCATCTCCAACGCCCAGGCCCAGGGCAAGGGCAGGCGTCACGCCATGGGCGTCGAGGGGGCCAAGACCCGTGAGAACCCGAAGGCCAAGCCCATAACCAAGGGCGGGGAGGCGCACCCGCAGAAGGCCACCAAGCGGTACAACAAGCCCGAGAACCGCTGATGGCTGAGAAGAAGGCACCTCCCGTGAAGAAGATCCGTGCCCCCATCAAAGAGGAGAGGCCCCCGAAGGGTGCGAAGGGCACGGTCAAGAAGCCTGGATTCCGTAAGGCAAAGGAGAAGTGATGGCTGAGAAGAAAGCCCCGTTTGGAGGGAAGCAAGCCAAGCCCTTCGGCAGCAAGGACGAGGACAAGAAGGACGACAAGGCCAAGAAGGCCCCGGCCAAGAAGACAGCGGCGAAGAAGCGGTGACCGCCACCAAGCTGGACACCATCACCACGGTGATGGGGGAGATCAACAGGGAACTGGGACCGGAGACCGTGGTGTGGGGATCGCAGATCCGGTACTCGGACCTGCCCCGTATCTCCACCGGGAGCTACAGCCTGGACGTGGCCCTGGGGGGCGGCTGGCAGACCAACGCCTGGCACGAACTCTATGGTGACGAGTCGTCGGGCAAGACCACCATCATCCTCAAGACCATCGCCGCCCAGCAGGCTCTCAACCCGAACCACACCACCTTCTGGATCGCCGCCGAGGAGTTCGTCCCCGGCTGGGCCAAAGACCTGGGGGTCGACAACGAGCGGGTGCTGGTCATGCAGACCAACGTCCTGGAGGAGGCCCTCAACGCCGCCATCCGGGTACTGGAGAGTAGGACCATCGACGTTCTAGTGGTCGACTCCATGCCTGCCCTATCACCGATAAGTGAGGGCGAGGGGGCCATGGACGACACCCAGGTGGGCCTGGCTGCCAGGCTCATCGGTAAGTTCTTCCGTAAGGCGTACACCGCTCAGAAGAGGAGCCTGGTGGAGGACGACCGGGCCGTGACCTGCTTCATGGTCAACCAGTGGCGGGAGAAGATCGGGGTGCTTTTCGGTGACCCTCGTACCACCCCAGGCGGGCGGGCCAAGAACTACTGGTTCACCACCAGGATCGAACTCAAGCGAGATGACTGGCTCACTGAGGGCGAGCGCAAGAACCAGCGCAAGGTTGGTATCACCGTCAAGGCCCGCACCGTCAAGAACAAGAGCTACGTCCCGGAGCGAGTGGCTGTGTTCGACTTCTACTTTGATCGCAACGAGGCAGGCATAAGCCCTGGTAGCTACGACCTGGCGAAGGAATTGATCACGCTGGGTCTAAGCCTGGAACTGTTCCAGGTCAAGGGCAGCTACTACCACCTGGGGGACGAGTCCTGGCATGGCAGGGCTGCCCTGGAAGAACAGGCACGATGGGACTTGACACTGCAACAGAAGTTGCAGGATGCTATCCAGAACCACCTGGCGAAGGGCAAGAACCCCGAGGAGTCCGGTCCAGCCCCCCGGCGACTCAACAGGGCCAAGAAGTGAGGATCGACCGGAGACTCCTGCTATCCCGGCAGCAGGAGAAGAAGGGGATGGCGAGGTTTGGAGGCAGCCAAAGCCCACGTTCTGGTGCGGGTTGGTCACGAAAGAATGACGGGCGCACCGACGATGAACTCATCGAGTTCAAGCGTACAGATAGCCGTCACTCCATCCGCCTCCTTGCCGACGACCTCGACGCCCTCTACCGGCACGCAATGGCAGAGTGCCGCATCCCTCTTCTCTGCTTTGAGCTACGTGGAAAGCGTTGGCTCGTACTCCCTGAATCCGACTATCACGAACTGGCTGTTCATCGACACCAGCCAGGTGATGCCATCGATCTACGAGAGGATGTTCCCCACCTGGCTCGACCAAGCCAAGTGCCGAGGATTGCCCGGAAACCTGTTCTACGCCGAGTACCAGCACAACAACAGCCAGGTCCAGGAAGCTCGCAGCGTGTGCCGAGGAACCCACCCGGACCACCCAGGCCGCTGCCCGGTCCTGGAGGATTGTCTCAACTACGCCATAAACAACGGGGAGAGGTACGGGGTTTGGGGCGGGTGCAGCGAAAGGGAGCGTCGCCGGATCAAGCGCCAACGGAACCGGCAACAGGCCCGTGACAAAGCTCTCGCCAGCGGCCAGGTCATCCCCCTCAGTGCGCCGCCAAGTGATCGACCCGAACCTGAGGGCGCTCCTGGACACGACCAAGCGGGATACCCGACTCCTTGGGGACGTTCAAAGGCTCTTATTGCAGCCTGGCGGCGAGAACGTGCGGGACTCAGCCCTGCACCCATCGGAGATCAGCCACTCAGACTGGTGTCCCAGGGCTAGCTACTTCCGACTGGCAGGCGTCCCACCTCACTCCTCACTGCCCGCCACCCACTGGCGCATGCAGATGATCTTCGATGAGGGCAAGGACATCCACGCCAAGTGGCAAAATAGGATTTGGGATATCGGTCGACTGTGGGGCACTTTTTACTGCACCAACTGTCACTTCGCCTGGGGGGCCACCGCACCCGACGAGTGCGAGCATTGCAAGGCCACCCGCCAGTTCCTGCGCTACAACGAGGTGCCCCTCGCCAACCCCACCTTGCACATGGCAGGGCATGCGGATGGTGGCGTGGAGGAGAGCCTGGTGGAGATCAAGTCCATCGGCCTGGGCACGGTGCGCTGGGAGGCTCTCGGTCTGATCAAGGACCACACCTACCACTTCAACATCAACGGGAAGTCCAGGGAGTTCCTGGACTACGACGGGCTGTGGAACGCCATCCGCCAGCCCTTCCCCTCACACGTACGACAGGGTGATTTTTACTGCTTCCTCCACAAGAGAGTCTCGGAGGTTATTTTCCTCTACGAGTGCAAGTGGAACCAGAAAGTCAAGGAGATGGTGGTGCGCTATCGTCAGGAGCGCATCGAAGACCGACTGGACAAGTGCAGTCAAATCACCATGGCCCTCAAGGGTGGTCGCATTCCGGCCTGCCCCTTTGACGGCTGCGCCGACTGTCAACGATACGAGGAGAAACATGCAGACCAAGGAAGAGTCCTTGTCAGACGGGCACCGTCGAGTCCAGCGTCGTCCCCCGCTGGACTTGCACGAAACGGTTCAAAAAATGAAGGGCGTCGTCTATCAAGACTTGGGGATTCAGGAGCCTGAGCAGCCCACCTACGGACTGCCGAAGCTGGAAGTCGACATCGATGACCTGACCGACAAGCAGTTGATGAACCTGTTCGTCCAGTTCACCCGGTGGTGTGATTATTTCCAGAACCAGTTGGCTATCGAGGAGATTTTTGAGCATCATGCCGAAATGGAGGTCCGCAAGCTGGAAGGGCTGTACCTCACACGCAATCGTCCTGAAAAGGCTTCGGAGGCCGTTACCTGGGTGCGAGCGCAAATGGAGACCGACACCGAAATACGTGCTGCCCGAGATGCGCTCAAGCTGTACTACGCCCGCCGAAAGCTGAAGGACATGCTGTTTGAGTCGGCTGAGAGGGATGCCGCCGTCGTTAGCAGAGAGCTAACCCGACGCACCGACGCCAAGTCGCCTGGGTACCGACGAGCAGATCGAGGAGCGCCATGATCAAGTGTGTAGGTCAGACCAAGAAGGGGCCGTGTACCAACAAGGCCATGTACGTGGTGGGTGAAGAGGAGGTGTGCTTCATCCACCTCCAGACCTCCCTGAAGGAGCAGCTAGGCACCGACACGGGTATCGCCGCCAGGCAAGTGGTGGTGCGCCTGGCGGCTCAATGACCTGGATGCCCAACGACGACCCGCCTCACCGGCTCGCCACCAGCACCGTCCCCGAGATCAGGAACGCAGCCGAGAAGGCCGTGACTGCCCACATCAAGATGTGCCCGGAGTGCCGGGAGTGGATCGAGCGCCACCAGGATCCCGACTGGCGACGGTGGCTTATGGACAGTTGGTTCTGATGACCTACTGGTGGCGTCCATACGTCGGCTGGGGGCGGCGACAGTTCGTGGTGGGCATCCGGCGCAACCGCCGGGACCGCATCTGCCCGGAGTTCCGCTACATCCGCCTGGAGAATGAACTG